TGTTTTGTTCTGACTGCCGTTCTGGTAGGTTTTGTAGAACTGGGCTTGGCGGTTCTAGAACGTTCTGGAACGGGCATCGTTCTGCTTATCGTTCTGAACGCTATATGGTTCTCTCCCACTGTTTTGTATAGGAAAGTCCACATAATCAGTGACACAGTGTCAAATAGTGGAGTGCCTTATTATGTGGACACGGTATTCATAAAATATTTGGAGATTGAATGACATTCAGAAACAGTGAAGAAATCAAGGTCATTGAAGATTGGCGATTTGTTTGGTGGGATTTGGATCGTGGTGTGGAATACTTTGGGGCTATCACTGGCACACATCCAAAGTTGGAATGGAGATATATCCAGAACATTTATGGAAAGATTGTCCACCTTCCTGACGGGGGAGATTTGGAACTTCTTTACAGAGATGAGACATGCGATGAGTTTCAGGTCAGGCTACGGTGCAAAACTTGTGGCAAGACTTTTTATGCAGATATTTGAGGAGATTTGAGATGGGACAGGCCAGACGAAAGAAACAATTGGAAGCGATGGGGTTTGATGGTCAACTGCAATATAGAGTAGATCGTATAGTAAGAGAAGCAGAGTTTCTAGGGGATATGGCAAAATGGATGGATGTGCAAATGCCTGATGGGAAAATCTGGATTGCGCTCATGTTCAAGCCTAGCCAATGGGAGCATAAGGACAACAAACTTACATTGAAGCCTATACAGAAGCCAAATGGGGAGGGGAAATGACTAGATACTACAGATACTACATTTGGTTGGATGTGCTGAACAATTCTCGAAGCAAGCCCAAGAAGTTCGTCAATTTTCAGCAGATACAGGATGCTTTTGAGAATGATAGATATGCAGATGGGAGAAAATCCATTGCGGTAGGCACAAAAGAAGAACTTCAAAAGTCCTATAAAATAAAATGGCAGTTTCCAGAGGACGAGAATGAGACTTGATACCTGTGCTGTCTGTGGAAATCCAAACTATATAGGATACGAACTTTGCAAAAATTGCTGGTCAGAGTGGACAGTTACGGGGACAATGCCGAAACCGTTGTGGCTTGTGGAGTTAGTCAGGATGGAATATAGATTTCAGCAGGGAATGGAATATCAGCTAACAAAGGTTTTTGCTGACCTTTCTCCTTCTGTTCAGAGACAGGTAGGTTACGAAATTTCTGAGTTTGATTAAATAGCCTTCTGATTACCCGTATTAGTGGGAATGAAAGTTCCTCTCTCCCTGTCAAGCCTGAAAAGGTGTGGGGAGAGTATAGGACTTTTTTTATTTCTCCGTAGAGAGAAAAACCTAATTTATCCTACTGCTATATGCAGGCGAGTTACATAGACTGACTAACACTATGGAGATTGATATGACTGAAAAAATTGAAAACGCTAAGACAACTGAAGAAGAAACTGAACCTACTACTGAACAGGCACAGGATAAAAAGCCGAAGGTTACGTCCTTCACTTCTGAACAACAGTTGCAGATTAACAGTTTATTGAAGCGTGAACGTGAGAAGGAAGAAGCCAAGTGGAAGGATTTGCTGACAACTAAGGACACTGTGATTACCGAGATTGAAGGTGGTTTGCAGAAAGTCATCGAAGTTCAGACAGCCGATTTTGACCCTGTGGTTCTCTCACTTCTCAAAGACCTACCTGTTATGGAGCAATGGAAGAAACTGAGTGATGCCGAGTTTGTAACGGCGGCTCGCAGAAAGAATGTTCCACCCAAAACTCCTCCTACTGATAAGGAAACTTCTAAAGTAAAGCAGGTTGGATTTGGACGTATATAAATTTTTAGGAGATTACTGTGACTGACCTAACGAAACGCACATCACCCGAAGTCGGTTTGGATGCAACTAGCGCACAGCGTTGTCGCTTTGTTCCAGAATTACAAGCAGGGGTTTCACTCGCAAAGGGTGATGCTTGTTATGTGGACAGCAACAGCAGAGCGCAAAAGGCTGTTTCAACCGTCATTGGGGCTACTGGTTCTCACCTTGCCGAGAGTAAGTTTGACGGCATTGTGGCTGAGGACTTTATTTCTGGTTCATTTGGTGTCACGCTGTATGGTGCAGGAGCGATTGTTGGCTATGCCGCTTCTGGTCTGACCGTTGGCGCACACTATTATGTTTCAAACACGGCTGGCAAAATTCAAGACGCCATGCAGGGTGCTACTGACCGTCCGATTGCCAAAGCGATTTCGGCAACCGACATTCTGATTTTGCGGTAAGGGAGATATACGATGGCTACTAATATTTTTGATCTCGAACTTACCGAAAAGCAACTGAAAGCCGGTGTCAACACGATTGATACTAGCGATTTGAACCGCCAGGTTGCGGCTCGTGGTGAATTTATCCATACCGAAGTTGACAGGATGTTGCAGGGTGTTGCACAGCCTGTAGTATCTGAAGCTAAGATGGTGGATGTATCTACCCCTGCCAATGCTATGAAGAAACTTGGTGAGTTTGGCTTGAAGAAATCCGAAGGTGAACGCTCAGTGGTTGAAATCAACTTCCCTTTGTGGAAGTGGGGATACAACACTGGCTGGACGGAAGATTTCCTACTTCAAGCATCTGTTGGTGATTTCCGCAAGAGTGTGCTGGATGCTGAGTATTCATATAGTCTGTCTTTGCAGGATGAAATCAAAGCGGCTATGTACAACAGTGTGCGTAGAGAGTTTGACGACAGGTTTGACACGAAGCGTACTGGCTTGATTGGCTATCCATTCTACAATGCAGATGGTCAGACTATTCCCGCAAACAGGGCTGGCACGACTTTCACGGCGTCTACTCATCAGCACTACAACGGTACGTCAGGAACTTCTACGTCTATCTATGACATTGACACGCTTCTGATTTCCAATGTGACTGAGCATGACAATGTACAGGGTATCGCTCTGTTCATGCCGCAAGCTCTTGTGGCTACACTGTCAGGCATTGCCTCGACAAAGTTTGTCGCAGTTGACCGCCCAAATGTTGTTTACTCGGATGCGGCTAATCATTCTGCGTTTGTGGACAATTTGGAAGCCGATGCTGCTAACAAGCTCGTCGGTCATTGGGATGGTTATCCTGTGTTTGTTCGCAGTTGGTGTCCTGCCAATATCATCGCATGTGTAGCGACTGGTGCGCCGGAGAAGGCTCTTGGCTTCCGTGAACCTACTTGGTTCAATGGGATGCGCCCACTTGCGGCTATTCGTGACAACGTGCTTTCGGCTCAGGAATGGCGTGCCTACTTTGGTATGGCGGCTAACAATCGTGGTGCAGCTTCCTTCTTGGATACGGCAACACAGACGACCTACAGCGTTCCGACGTTGGTTCTCTAAAATGATTTAGTAATGCAGGCGTGATGGACAAAAATGGGGGAAGTAGTTTCCAATAAACAAATAGCCGTCTGCATTACTAGTGGGAGAATTTGTTGGATAAACATCTATCTACCAAGTATCACATAGAGTGCATTAAGCCTGATGGTTCACTCCGTTGGGCTGATGACTTTCATAACTTAGTCGCTACTGTTGGATTGAATGACAGCTTAGATAAGCATTTCAAAGGTTCATCCTATACAGCGGCTTGGTATGTTGGCTTGGTAGATATTTCTCCTACCTTTGCGGTTGGCGATACTATGTCATCTCACGCCGGATGGACAGAAGCCGATGATTATTCAGAAAGTGTGCGACAAACTCTTACACTCGGCACTCCTGCATCTGGCTCTGTAGACAACTCCGCTTCAAAGGCGGCTTTTTCAATTAATGCCACAGTCACGATAGGTGGTGCTTTCCTAACCACAGTGAACACCAAGAATGGCACGACTGGTATTCTCTATGGTGGTGGTGCTTTCACTGGCGGTAATCGTGCGGCTATTTCTGGCGACACACTGAATGTTACAGTTACTTTGAGCGCATCGAACTAACATGGCTGAATATGTGGGCTTCCAAAGTATTCTTGGTGAAAATGAAGTTGTGGTCACAGTTTACTTTGAGAGTTCAACTAGCCTACCCGTTAGAGTAGAAGTCAGGGGCGTTGCTGGAAGATATAGATTTATAGTAATTAGTCCTGACAGGACACGAACCTTTACAACTACATTTGACAGCGAAACCACTGTGTCACGCAACATTCCCAATGCAATAGCCAGTCGGTATCAGCCTACTTGGAACATTGGAGTTGAAGGCGTATAGATGGCAATAGCAATCACGAACCTTGGTAGTAGTGCGGCTCCTGACTACGAGAACAATGTTGATGCTACATCTTATGCCAATGCTTCATGGACACCGCCTACTGCTGATAATTCCATTATTCTGCTATGGGCCTATAACACAAAAGCGACTGACTTAGGCTCTGCTGGCACAGTTTCAGGTAACGGATTGACATGGACACAGCAGGCAACTGTTGGAACAGACCCAGGCGCACAGGCACATCGGCTTACCTGCTATGCCGCAATCTCAACAGGAACGGCTACAGCAGGAGCAACAACAGTAGATTTTGGCGGCGTTACGCAGTCATCTATCATCATGGAGTTCCAACAAGTAACTGGTGTGGATTTGACTGGTGGATTGGCAGGAGCGATTATTCAACAGCCTACCAATTCTGGAAACGGTATTACCAGTCTTGCAGTTACTTTGAGTGCGGCCAATGATGCTGATAATAGATTTGCTGTTGGCATAGGACATGGACAGCCAGAAGGAATTACCTTTGAAGCTGGATGGGATGAACTTGATGACATCAATGGAACAAGTCCAGGCCACCAACTTGCTTCTGCTTGGGATAGTGATAGTGTAGCCGATGTATCTCCTAGTGCCTCGTGGATAACTTCTGGCGCAGGATTAGGGATTGCTCTTGAAATCGTTGCGGCTCCTGAAATAACGCAGACTTATGAGGAGAGTGTGAGTATATCTAAAATCAACGCCATTACTGATGGTAATAGCATCACAATGAACACGACAATATCTTTAGCAAAAGTGGTTACAACATCGTTCTTGGATGGCTTCTCTGCTCTTGTACTCAAAGGATATTTGTCAGTTGCAGATTTCCTTTCTAGTGTGGCAGCGGCAATCTCGTTCAAAGCAGGTAGTACAGTTCCATCAGACTTTGCATCTAGCGACACCGAAACAACATCATTCAAATCTAGCAATGTAAATTCTTCAGATAGTGCAGCATCCGATGTCGAGGCAGAAGAACTATGAACATTTACCATGAAGGTGATTTAGTGACTGTTCGAGGGACATTTAGAAACTCGACAGGAACATTGCTCAATCCAACTGCTGTCTTTCTGGATACCAGAGAGCCTAGCGGGACAGAAACCACATATATCTATGGCGTAGGAGGCACAATCATTTTGGCTTCTACAGGCATCTTTGATGCCAATCTGGATACGACAGGTAAGCGTGGGCTTTGGCTCTATACGTGGTACTCGACAGGCACAGGACAAGCTGACAGCGGAGAAAGGAATTTCTACGTAGAATGACAGTTATAGCCGATATTTCCCTAGCCTATTCCTATATACAGTTTGTCATGGGTTCGTTGATTGACGAAACTGGTTGGGAGAATACTGATTTTATCTTCATCACAGAAGAAGTTTGGCGCATTATGGATATTACGGCAGAGCCAACTTCCACAACAGATAAGTTTGAATACTATGCTCTGCTAAAGTACAAGGCTCTTGAACAGTTTCGTAGAGAACTTGCAACTGCTTATGACTATAAAACGGATGGCGAAAGCTTCAATCGCTCTCAAATGTTTAAGCATGTATCAGATATGGTTATGGAAGCCTATATAGTGGCTGTTCAATACTTGCCGGAAGCCAGTGACCTGGCTCAAGATTACATCGACCTGGGCTTTAGTCCATACAAGAGAAGCACATGAAGGCACACTCTGACGCCGAATTGACGAAACTGCAAACGGAACAGGCCGATACAATGGACGACCTATGTCACATCTATCGCATATCCTCTAGTTCAGGTACTTATGGTAATACAGTAGAAACAAGAACCATCTCCCTATCTGGTGTGGCTTGTGGCATAGATTTCACAGGCGGCAAAGTTGTTCAACGTGGCGAAACATTCTTCGTGGACTACGATGCCATTCTTCGGATTGATGATGGTGTTGTTGTGCTGATGACTGATGAGATTGAGTTGATTGAAAAGGGAACCTTTGCAATCTCAGGAACCTTCAAACCCTTCTCTGCCCCAACGGTCAATTCGTCTGTGCAGAAGGTTCAACTCAAAAGGCAAGCCCCATGACAGTATACGGATGGGACAAACTTCAGAAACAATTGAAAGCAATCGCTGATGTTGATTACACTCCTGCACTTGAGAAGGGTGTGCGAGAAGCCATTTTTCCTGAAATGCAAGCACTCACACCTGTTCGTACTGGCGACTTGCTGGCCTCTGAAGAAGTCCGTGTTGAGAATGATACTGTGTCACTCAAAGCAGGTGGAGGTAATGTGGATTATGCAGTAGAAGTTGAATTTGGTACGGTTAGTAGAGAAGCAAGACCCTACATGCGCCCTGCGATTGATACCAAGAGTGATGAAGCAATGAAGATAGCCGCTAAGGAAGCCGAAGCGATTATGAAGAAGGTGATTTGATGGCAGATATGATGTCTACTCTCATTTGGGGCTTGAAAGCGGCTACAGGTTTAGAAGTATTTCCTGCTCCCAAGCCTGCGGGTGCAAGTGTTCCCTGCATCACAGTTCAGACGATTTCTGACCCGATGCAAGATCACAACCATTCGGCAGGCGCAAGTATTCACATGAGCAGGGTGCAAATCAGTCACATAGGCGATTGGGAAACAGTCCGTCCCTATGTTCAAACGGTACAAAATTATCTGGAAGGGAATAAAACTGACTTCCTTTCCGCAATATCTGATGGAATTTACATTGAGCGTCAGGAAGCCGAAGATTTGTGGACACTTATCAAAGGTTTCTACGTGCAATGGAAAGCATAAGGAGTTTTTAAGATGGCAACTACTGGAACAATGTCAAGTTATGGTTCGTTGTTCTCATTCCCAAGTGGAACCAATATTGTGCCTGCACAGGTGATTGGATTTCCTGAACTGGCGCAAGGAGAAAGAAACACAACCAATCATGGAAGTGGTGGATTTGAGGAACGCCGACCCAATGGGTTAGTGTCGGCAAGTGACTTCACTCTGCAAGTCCTTTCTACACCTAATCAACTCACGACACTCTATACAGACATGAAAGCCGAGACGGAAAGGGTTTGTCATTTGAAAAACCCTAGCTATCAGTACGTCTTTACTGGCTGGATTAAGTCTATCAAAGAGGAAGATGCAGACGCCACAAGCCCTGACAACGTGGTAGCAACTGTGGTGGTCACGCCCGTTGGCGAGATTACTCTAGCAAATTCATAAGTTAGCCTGAACGGAGGACTAAATGGCTAAACGTAAATCAATCACTCCTGTTGTCATCAGCAAGAAGGAACTTCTCCTGCCCAGGATGGAGTTCCTTCCGCTTGATGGCACAGGGGTAGGTTTCTATGTTCGTGAGTTAGGTGGTAAGGCTCTTTTGGAATATAGAGAGCTTATCAAGCAGATGGAAAGTGAAACCGTTGATGGTGAAATTAGTGATATTCAAGGTCTTGAACTGATGACTGACCTTGTATATAAAACGGCTTGTAATGTTGACGGCTCTCCCTATTTTGTATCCAAAGATGAAGCAGAGTTGTTTGCTAATCGCTCGATTTCTCAGTTGCAACTTGTGGCCGATAAAGCAATGGAGATGGCAGGCATGGGGGCTAACAAGAACCTCCCAAACGACCTGAGTACATCTTCTACGGACAGTTAGCCGAAGCAAAGGGTAAGTGGCTCTATGAAATCATGGAACTGCCTGCTAGTGAGATTGAGTATTGGAGAGCCTACTACGAAGTCTACCCATTCCCGCAGGAGAGAGCAGACGCACGAACAGCCCTGCTTGCACAGACCATCTCAAACATGAGTGGCAGGATGATTAAAGAAACTCATTTGATGAAGTTAAAAGATTTTCTGCCTCACTACTTAGATGACACAGCGTCAAAGCCAAAAGCTATTGAACAGCAAGCCGAAGCAGATAAAGCCTTTGGAGCAAAACTGCTAGAGATGCAAGCGAGGGCGAAAGGTAACTAATGACAATCGCACTACAAGACCTTAAATCTACATTCAGTTTAGACAGCAATCCACTTAAAGCGGGGGCTAAGTTAGCTGTTGCAGGTGTGGCGGCTGTTGTTGCTGGCATTACTATTGCTGTCAAGGCTACGATGGATTGGGCAAAAGATTTGGACAGTCTTGGCGATGTCATGGATGGCACAACCGATGGGTTGGCGGCTCTTGGGTTTGTTGCCCGTAAATCTGGTGTAGGAGTAGATGCTGTAGCCAAAGCCAATGTCTTGTTGAACAAAAGCCTTCTCAAATCCAACGGCACTTTGGATGTCGCTGGCAAGAAACTGAAAGAGTATGGCATTGACGTGAAGGATGCCAATGGCAATGTCAAAGATAGCGTACAACTGACAGATGAAATTGCCCAAAAGTATGCTGAACTAGGCACTCAGCAAGAGCGTGTGAACTTCTTGACTGAAATCTACGGCAAGAGTGGCGCACAGATGGTTGATTTCTTTGACACACTTGTTGCTGAAGGCGGGATAGATAAAGTCACACAAAAGGTAAAGAAATTTGGACTTGCTGTTGACCCTGCAAGGTATGAAAAATTCAATAGAAACCTTGAAGAACTTAAACTGATTGGACTTGGATTGGCAGTATCCTTTACAGAAAAGGTCATGCCTATACTCGAAGGCTTCCTGAATTGGTTTGGACAAGCGGCTGATAATCCAAAGTTCAGAATGTTTGCAGATGCAATAGGGGCGGGTATAGCAAGTATTCCTACCCTGCTCCAACAAATAGCACAACATCCAGCCTTTCAAGCCCTCATAAGTGCCTTTCAACAAATTGGAGAAAAAGTCTCGGCATTTATAGACAAGGTAGTTGTGAAAATCCAAGCATGGGTTCAAGATAATCTCCCACTCATTCAGGAGTTTGGTAGAGTGATGATGGATGTGTGGATGAATAACGTTTTACCTGCTGTTGTTCAGGCGTGGGGAGGCATAGAACCTATCTTGACGGGCATTATTGATTTGGTTCTTGGACTTGCCAAAATTGTTATGCAGGTTGCAACGGGGGATTGGAAGGGGGCATGGACAACTTTGAAAGAAACTGCCGTTAAGGTTTTCAATGCTCTTGTAGACGGAGTTGCAGGCATCATTCAGGCGGTTCTCACACTATTTGGTACTTCTGTTCCTGAGATTGCCGCAAAATTAGTGGAATGGAAAAATTCTATATCAACCAAATTGGGAGAGATTGCCAAAACATTTGAGCAAAAAGTAGGTGGGTGGATTAGGAAGGCGGTTGACGCTTTAAACAGTGGCAAACAAGCCCTTTTGGACGTTGTTACAGGTATCAAAGACGATATCAATAAAATTCTGAAAAAGATTATTACGGCTTTCACTATTACCATTAAACTTCCAAGCTGGCTTGGAGGGGGAGGAGGGGGAGGAAGTAGTGGCAGTGGGACACCCAACACAACTAACACTCAACACGTTCCTGGGAGTGGGCGTGCTACTGGTGGTGCTACTCTCGCAGGGAAAGCCTATAACGTGTTGGAATTAGGCAAGTCTGAAATGTTCACTCCCTTCACGGCTGGAAGAATTGACCCAATGAAGTCTGGCAACGAAGTCACTCTCAGCCGAAGAAGTATTGATGATTTGGCTGATAGATTAGGAGTGGTCATCCCTGCGGCTGTTGTGAGAGAGATGAACAACCAATGAGCATGATATTTCCAACTCGAACAATCTCCATAGACTTGAACGATGACGGTATACCTGAAACCGACATTACTGCCAGAGTTGTCACATCACTTGTCTTTCAAAATGGGATATTCAGTTCTAATGGATTTGAGAGAACTGCGGGTGTCGGGAGTTTATCTTTTTCCATAGATAACAGCAGCGGGACATACACGAGCAGTGTTAATCTCGTTGGCAAGGCTATAAACATCATCCTGACTTATAGTGGCTTCTCGAAACAGGTATGGTACGGACATATCAAGTCAACCAAAATAGATGATGGAGATTGGGGCGACCAGAGAGTTCACGTTCAAGCAGTAGATTGGATGAGTGTTGCACAGGGCAAAATCATTCAGAATGTACGGCTTCAGTCTGATGTCACCATAGACGAAGCAATTCCCTTCCTGTTTGCTGAAACGGCTGTAGACCCTGCTCACACAGACTTTGATGAAGGCTTTGAGACATTCCCTGCGGTATTTGACGGCATCAAAAAGAAGGTAACTGTCTATAGCGAAATTGACAAACTTACCAAGAGCGAGTTGGGTTGGACATATCCAAAATTCAGACCCTTCCAAGATGGTGTCACTTTGAGAGCCGAGAACTACCTATCACGTGGCTCTACCACGCCACTCAGCACTATTCCGACTAACATAGCCACTTCTGGATTATTGAAATTTCACGGATTGTCTGGCGAAACTGGATATATAAAGTGGCATAGCGCAACGGATGATGGCAGGATAAAAATTCACAGTCGAGCAGATGCTTCTTTCAATGCAACATTGATAGACGGAGATTGGGACGCTGGCAAGGATATGGTCAACGACGTTTCGGTGAAGATTTATCCGAGGTTCTTTGACACATCTCCCATTGTTCTATACAGTTTAGATGCGCCATTCTATATCGGAACGACACAGCGCAGGGACATCAATGCCTACTTTATTGACCCTGACACCGACCAGCCCATTCCTGGCTTTAATGTTATTGACCCTGTAGCAACTACAGACTTCAAATTTGATTTTTCTATATCAGGGTCGGGGCCAAACTACACAGGCAATATTACAGGCACTTTGGCATATAACCCAGGCGGCTTCCGGTGGTCTATATTCAATAACGGGCCTGCGGGATGGCTATGGTATTTCCAACTACGAGGTTATGGCATCCACAGGATGAAGCCCATTGACTACCGCAACGTAAACACGCAATCTGAACAAAGTTTGGCGAGAGAAACTATCGCCGGAACACTGACTAGAGAATACTCTACCGACTACAACACATCCAAGACCTTTGCCGATAACAGAATTGCCATAAACAGGTATCCATCAAAAATGTTGCACTCAGCATCTTTTATTGCGAACACAAGTGAAACTCTGTTATCTGCTTATATGAACTTGGAGCAGGGAGATAAGTTTCAACTGATTACTCGTTCTCCAAACCATACAGGCTCATACTACATTCAAGGAATAAAGTCTGAGATTGATTTGGGAGGGATGATAGATTTTACATGGTATCTCGATGAGGCTGTAGAGACGTTCTGTGAGCCAATTACTGTTGCCGCACCAACAGGCACAGCGTCAGGGATTATTGGTGCAGTTGATTTTGGAATACTTCCTTATCTTGCGAACATGTCCGCCTTTACCTATTCTGTATGGGTGCGAAGGCGGGGACTGATTACACAAGCATATCTTATCTCTCGCTCAGTGGACATTGGAAGCGGAAGAAGGGGTAACTATCTATCGTTGAATGAGTTTGGAACACTAACCTTCCATTCCTACAAAACCCCTACAGACGGCTTCTGGTGGGTTCCTGGCGCATTTACAACACAGAACACATGGAAGCTAGTTACTGTCACTTACAACAATTCAAGTGATGGAGCAGACCCCAAGATTTATCTGGATGACCAAGCACTTGATGTCACAGAAACCAATACACCTTCAGGGACGTCGGATGATGATAGTGACTGTCCAACAATTATTCTCAATCTTGGCCCTGACCCTGTGAACACAATCTATCAACACGAAAATCTTGCCGATGTGGATGTAAAGCTACCTAGAATATGGAACAGGGAATTGACGCCGCAAGAAGTGGGAGAGCTTTACCGCAATCCGAACAACTTCGACATTGTTCAGGATGGACTTGTTTTTCAAGGCATCTACGTTCCAAGAGACAACAGAGATGGCTATATCAATGCCAATATCACAGATCAAGACCTTGTGCTTGAAGCTGTATATGGTGCAGCAGGTACACCCTACAACCAATTCACAGCAGACAGCCACGTTTTGCGTGGACGGGAGTTAACATGACCGACCAGTTTATTTCAGGATTACCAACTGGCACGATAGATGCCCTTACGGCGGCTTTTCCGCTTGAACTTGGGATGCCCACTGGCACACTAACCATTCAATCCAGCCTATTGCAGACAGCGCAGTTTTTGACCGAACAGGGCTTGATAGAAGATACTGCATATATCAACGGATTGAACGTCAACTATACAACGTCAGGCTCATTTTCAGTGACCAATGGAGCCGCCTTTCTTCCAAGCGCAAATAAGTTCCTTATCGTGACAGGTACACTTACAGCAAGTTTTACACCTGTAGCAACTAATAATTCTGGTAGTTGGCAGCATGTTTATATGTATGACAATGCAGGCGTGACCAGCATCGAAGCAAGCACAACCGTTCCTTCCAACCCATACAGGGGTGTGGCCAGAACAAAGAGTGGCGACACGTCCAGAAGGTATCTTGGAAGTCTCTACTGTGATACAGGAGGATACCTTTTCAAGTTTACATCGGCAGTACATGGCAATGTGCTAAAGATGAACTGGATGCCTACATCTCCAACCGTATTCCCGTTTCGTGTGGCAATAGGAGTTGCATCCACAACGCCTGTCACATTGCCCATCACACATCTCGTTCCCGTATCAGGAGCCTTCATTGGTGCATTGGTTCAAGTCACCCTAGCACTTGGGGCGGCGGCAGATATAAGTGCGGCTGTAGGAGCAAGTATTCCTCCTGAAGTGTCTGGCGTGGCCGCAGGAGAGATAAATCTGAGAATAGAAAACGCTAAAGCGGCGGCGAGCATGACTATGTTCCTTCCACCTGCGGAGATAAAGTTGACAGGAACTTCTATAGATTATGTTACAACGGACAACGCTGGCACAAGCACTATAGGTATAAGAATAAAAGGCGTCAATATACAGAGATGAGAAAATTATTCTATATCTTGGAGCAATGATGAATGGCAGACCTAATCGAAGAAACCACACCCATGACCAAAACCAAAGAAAAGATATTGTTTGAAACAAATGAACTTGTCATCTCTCTGAACACGCAGGTAGCAGTTCTGACCAACTCCAACAACGATTTGAAGCGTACTGTTGAAGGCTACATGGATAAGTTGGATAGAAAGATGGACAAACTGGATGAACGGGATGCCACTCTCGATCAGAGAGTAACTATCATGCGAAACGACCTGACAAAAGCCGAAGGCAAAGTAGACGCTATTATAGGAGATGTCATGGAGCTAAAAGAACAAATCGGCGCACAGGACGCTCGCTGGAAGATAGGCGATTTGATCGTTGGAGCAGGTGCGCTTGTTGCTGGATTGATTGCATGGTTCAAGTAGGAGAATGAATGGCTCAGAATGGTCACGCAATTTACAGTACAGATGAAGAAGTAATCAATGCTCTATACGAGACTGGTGGAAATGTTAAGCAGACTACAAAGGCGTTGGGCTTGAAAGATGTTACATCTCTGCGACTACGTATAAATGCTGACCCTATTCTAAAAAAAGCCCTTGTCGAAGCAAGAGAGCAGTTGAAGGATGACGCAGAAAACGTCATCTCCAAAACTATTCGTGGCAGGAATAAGCAACAGGCGATAGATGCTGCCAAATGGTATCTACCTCGCCAAGCCAAAGATAGGGGCTATGGTGATGTGGTTCATAATGTCAACTTGAACGCTAATCTCAATGCCGAATACGATTGGTCAAGTATGCCCTTGGAAGAACGCAAACAACTCTTGGAGAAAATCAACAGTGTTAGACGAACAGACGCTTGAGTTACCTGCCGAAGCGATATTTTCTCTGGAAGTCTCTATCCTCACAGATAGTCTCTATGACTTTGTGAAGGAAGCCTTTCCTGTAATTGAGACTGACCCATTTGTGGACGGTTGGCATATCAAAGCAGTATGCACTTATCTTGAGAAAGTCTACTATGGAGAGATAACCCGACAGATTATCAATATCCCGATTGGTCACATGAAGTCTTTATTGGTGAATGTGTTCTTCCCTGCATGGGTATGGACAAAAGAACCATCCAGAAAGTTCCTGTTTCTCTCTTATGGAGAGGATTTGGTAATCAGAGATACGGGCAAGTGCAAACGACTTATTCAGAGTGAGTGGTATCAGCAACGATTTGGTGTGCAACTTGCCTTTACTCCTGATACGTCCACAAAGTTTGGCAATGTGGGTTGGGGCTGGCGATATGCGTATGGTTTTGGTGGAGCCTATACGGGTCTACATGCTGATTTCGTCTGCATAGATGACCCCTTGAAGGCCGCAGAAGCAGACAGTGAAGCATCTCGCAAGGAAGTCAACAGAAACTTTGACGATGCCGCATATAACCGCATGAAACCAGATGGACGCATGGTCATCATCATGCAACGATTACATGAGAACGATTTGTGTGGTCACATTGAAGAAAAGAAGCTGGACTTTGAATGGTTAGTGCTTCCTGCCGAATATGAAGGCATGGCACGTTTCAAAAGTTCTTTTGGATTTGTTGACCATCGCACAGAGACAGGCGAATTGTTGTGGGCAGGTAGATATGACCGCAAGACCATAGATGACCTGAAACGAACCATGTCTGAACGGGGCGTGGCTGGACAACTTCAGCAGCGTCCTGCACCATTAGCAGGCTACACCTTCAAGAAAGAATGGTTCAGGCAAAGATTTGGGCAGCAGGACATTCGTGGCATTTATCTATCTGTAGATGGTGCTTTCAGTGATACGGAAGAAAGTGCCAAGAGTGCCATTCTGGTTGCTGGACTAACAGACGAATATCGCCTTATTCCGATGTTTGCATGGGCAGATAAAGTTCAGTTCCCGCAATTCGTGAATAAGATTGTGGAAGTTGCCAACAATTATCTTCATAACCTATATGGCATTGTGATTGAAGCAAAGGCAAGTGGCATTAGTGCTATGCAGACCATCAAGCAGACAACAGGATTGGAGATTGCAGAAAAGGTTTTTCCGTTCAACCCTCCTGCAAAACTGACCAAAGAAGAACGTGCAATTGTGTCCTCCAAGTGGTGTGAAAACGCTTCTGTAATATTGCCTGAACTAACGGACGAAAACAAGGAATGGCTTATTCCGCTAGAAGAAGAACTTTTCAACTTCCCAAACGGAAGATACAAAGACCTGACGGACTGTCTGGTGCAACTCATCTTCATGCTTGAACCTGAACTATCAGACGGCTATCTTTATGGACAAGGCAGGAAATAATGGCAATACTAACTGACAACGAACGAAGTTTGCAGGGACGCTTTGTTGGCCTAGAGAAGAATTGGGACAAACTTACTCCCCATGAGAAAATGGATAAGCTGGACATTTTCTATTCCAACAATTCTCTTTACGACGATTTGGCTTCTTATGCGAGAGACAACGATTTGTGGCTGGAAGCAATCAAACCACTGAGAAATCCTACCCATCGAAGTGTTGAGTTCTTTGCTACCAAACTTTGCATGGGCAAGCCAAAAATTATGGTTGTCAATAAGAATGACACGGTGCTATCTGCCATTCAACAGGTTCAGAAGTGGTCAGGATTTGGAACCAACAAACGTCCCATGCTCCGCAAGAATACTTTATACGGCAATCTGTTCACCAAAGTCATGTTCGATGGGAAGAAAATTGTTGAGATTGCTTTAGATACCAAAACCGTCACGGACTTCGATGAAGATGAACGTGGTTTCCTGCTTTCCATCCGTATTGATGTTCCCATCTCTGACAGAAAGACTTACACGGAATATTGGACAAAGAACGATGGTTTCGATGGGTATGTAGCAACATGGGAACATCATGGCGATAGAACAACCAAACTGGAAAATCTTGGCGATGCAATGACCTTCAACTTCCTGACCGATTTTGGAATTGATTTCATTCCCATCGTTCATAGCAAGTTCACGGATGTTGGGGATAAGTGGGGCGTTTCCTGTATTGACCATGCAATCGAGAAGATTGAAGAATGGGACAGGAAGGCAACGGTTCTTTCTGAAATGATGTTCCAATCCGATATGTTCCTGCTTATGAGAAACAGCACACTCGAAACGGGCATGAAGAAACCTGCTGGCACTATCACAAAACCAACGGACGACGATGTGATGAAATTTAGCAGGCTCAAGGTTCTCAAAGCAAATGGTTGGGATGAGGTCAAGACTTCTGCATTGGACTTTGCTTGGACAGAATTCAAGGCTATTTTGGATGGGGATGGGGAAGAAATCAAACAGGACTTGCCTGAGTTGAAATACTATGACCTGAGAGAGAATGAACTTTCAGGGATTGCGATGCGAACGCTTCTGGCAGGAGCATTGGACAGAGCTAATGAAGCCGAGGAAGCCTTCGTAACTGGACAGGTACGTGCAAATGAAATGGCACTCACGATGGGTATCTTCTATGGATTGTTCCCATCCACGATTGGTGACTATGCCAATGGTGATTTTGAACATGCGATGGAGTTTGAAGAAATCATTCCTGTCAGCACGCAGACCGAGAAGATTACTAACCTTGCATCTATGGCAAACATTGACATGCCAATCCAAATGAAAATGCAGATTTGTGGTTTCTCTCCTGAAGAAATCGCACTCATGCCCATGAATGACACTGTGTCAAGTGATAACACAACTCCCCAAGAATAACAGTTCAGACGCCTCCACTGGACTGATATTTAGCTCTCATTCTGCCCTGGGGAAGCGGAGTGGGAGCGAACCTTTTAATGTATAATAAAGTCACGGACTATCAACTTTTTATAGTGAAATCCACTTCCCCAATTACTTTAGACCAATGGACTACTGAAGATTATGTAGCAGTTTGGATTGATGGTTTCCTGAAAGATAGACAGGCTCAAAATCTAAGCAAGAGAACAGTGGGGTTTTATAAAGAGAAGCTAGAAAAGTTCACAAACTACTGTGATGCCCAATCTCTGAAAAAGATTTCAGAAATAACCCCATCGTTCCTACGGGAATTTTTGATTTATCTGGAAAGCACAGGACACAATGCAGGAGGCATCCATACTTATTTCCGTTCTGTGAAGGCTTTTCTACGTTGGTACTGGAATGAAACGGAGCCAAACTATCCCAACCCGATCAACAAAATAAAACCTCCAAAGCAAAGCTCGCAGATACTTGCTCCTGCCGACATAGACGATGTTCAAGCCATGATAGGTGTTTGTGGTACGAACTTTTTAGGCAGAAGGGACAAGTCTATTTTGTATGTGCTTCTGGACACAGGATGTCGAGCCAATGAGCTGCTTCAAATCAACGGGGCAGACCTAAATCCAATCACAGGTGAAATCAAGATATTGCATGGGAAGGGCAACAAGGCACGTTCTGTGTATTTAGGTTCTACATCTCGCAAATCTCTCAGAATGTACCTGAAAATGCGCCGTGACCACTCCCCTGCCCTGTTTGTGAATGACGAGGGAGAAAGGCTTGGATACAGAGGCTTGAAAATGATAATGCGTCGGAGAGCAGAAAAGGCGAGTGTCCCTGTCCCATCCGTTCATGCTTTCAGGCGATGGTTCTGTTTGCAAATGCTTAGGAATGGTGCTGACATCTTCTCTCTGCAAGGCTTGATGGGTCACGCCGATATTCAAATTCTTAGACGCTATCTGGCTCAAACACAAACTGATTTGAAAGCCTCCCACGATTTAGCAAGCCCTGTGGACAATTTATAGGATAAATGTGGGATGGAATACGTTTCATGTATATGAGTAGATTAGGTTGCAACAAGAAGAAAGGAGATACCCAATGGAAATCAATTCAATTATCTTGTTGCGAAGTGCGGCCAGACAGATCACGCAATATCTCGAAATCGTGGAGAAAGTACCTGACGAAGATTTCAAAGAGATTAGCATGATGGTCAGGAAGCGCGAGAAGCACATAAAATCTATTCAGGATGCGATAGGTAATGGTAACTTGTTTATGTGCGGATTTTTCCTGAAAGAGTTGCTGGAAAGTCTCACGCATGAAATTCCCAAATAGACGAATATCTATGGTATACTATATCCAGTGTCTTGAAGATTATCATCCATAATCTTCCGTTTCTAGCCTAGGCAAAACCGTTCATATTCGCAGTGGACGGTTTTTGCGTTTAATATGTTGACTATCCGCTTAGTACCTTCGGGGGATAGATATTAGTATGAGAATAAGATGAATTTTTCATGAGAACGTGATATAATAGTGGTAAGTCAAAAGTTATGGGCGATAACATCAATTCGCGGGCTTAGACTTAGGATGTAGGTAGAATACTGGCATCCCGTTGCACACTAACAATCGAATAAATGCTGGAACTGTAAACCCAAAAAACGTAATCTGAAGTAGCGGCAGAGATGCTAGTGAAAGAGGATGTGACAGTTAGAGAGACGAAGTTTCACTAAGCAAATATTCGAGAGTAGACCAACGAACACTTCTGAACCTAACGGCTGGAACAGAAGTAGCGAGAAACGTATGACACTGACAGTTGTGGGCAATGCGAAAACCCACCATCACTCACAGGGAGCAGATTGAAAGGCAATCTAGGTTGAGAGATGTCCGCAGCAGGAATAAATAACCTGTTGGCAGGCAGAAGTGAGCTGATAAAGGAACACGCGGCGCAAGAGTTGAAACACTCCCGAAACTTCTGATGAAACTATATTGGCATGGATGAAACCTAACGCCGAAAACAAGCTTCAAAACCTAGTTCGAGATTTTTGCTACACAGTAGACTGCTAAAAGCAAGACACTGCCCCTGACGAAAAGTGAATGAATGAAGGATAAATTACCACCCTGTCCAAGAAGTTCATTTCCTGACCGTAGGGCAGAGCTTTGCCAATTGATATATAGAAAGATATAGAGAATAAGAATATAGAAATATAAAGATTAAATATTAATATATAGGGGCGCACGAATTTTTTTTTGAGTTTGAATGTCAAACAACAAATATAAAGTTGCAGTTTGGATTTTGATGACCGTTCTTGTTTTACTCTGCATGTGGCTGTTCAACCTTTTGCTGAACACTGTGTCACGGAGTAAATGAGACTAATCGTTATTGATGTAGAAAAAGGAATAAGAACTTGTGAATACTCTAGGGGCAGAATTTGTGAAAAGGATGCTCGTTTCAAGATCAGGAAGATACGAAAGACGGCTCAATCCATAATCTATCTTTGTTTGAAGCACTACAAACAACTCTACCCTACTGACAGCGCAGAATACTTGATGAGCCTGGTTTCGGAGTAGTACCTTTGGGCTACTCGATTTATGAGAAAATTACTTGACTTTGGAGGCGATGGCATTTGACTTTTTGGTATATGTCTTTATAATTAGTAGTGTAAAGGTTCATTCAGGTCACTCGTAAATCCGATGTTTCCAGAATAACCGCACAAAATTGAATAGCGGAAGCAAAAGATAGAGCCTAGTAAATCTTGGTTAAGGTAACTGAACCGTCAAGAGTTAGGTCAGAAGAAAATCTGGCTAAAACTTTTGACGGTTTTTTGTTTGAAACGGAAGGTGCGAAATGGGTGCAACAAGGTTATTCGATGTAGATGCGAGAACGGAACCTAAGTTTGAGTTCATCAAGTCGGTGAACATTATCGAACCAGAAGATACATACGATTGGATTTGGGAAAAACTTGTGGAAGTTCCAAGCGGCTGTTGGCTTTGGACAGGCGAACATTCAGAACGCAAGACGCCCATCAATCCATCAGTGAGAGGGCGTGGATTTGGAAAAGACATTCGCAGAATTACGTGGATGCTAGTCAAAAAGGAAAAGATATTTATCGGAACAATCAAACATCGGTGTGGGCGTGTAGATTGCGCTAATCCTGCCCACTTTACAATAGTTTATTAGGAAGGGATTGGGTTGAGATGGACGAAAGTTTGTTTACGAACGTGAATGGCAGGCAGTTCGCAGGTTTGGTGCGTAAAGGTGGAAAATCCTATAGGAAGAATACGAAGTTCTATGTTTCTCGCTATGATGGATTTGGTATCCAAGCGGAACTTGTGGACGAGTTGGAAGCCAAAAACTATGAGAGCATCATCTTCGTGGTGAAAAGTGACCTTGAAGATTATCGTAGGATGAACCGATACGGCTACCCCACGAAGGTTTGTGCGAAGGGCGAGTACAAGATTTCGATTGAAGATTTGAAGCAGTATGGGACGAGGGATGTCCTGAACGCAAAGCATGGTGAACAGTGGTTTATTTGTGCAAATCGGTGTGCAAAGTTGAGAGGCTGAGATGAAAAATCTGTGGATCAAGAAGTACGACCCTTTCCTAGTTGAATATGAAATCTCGAAAAGACAGGCTCCCTTTACGGATGGTATTGTGGAGTATTTGAAGAAACACGATAACCGAATTGAGATTGTCCGTGTCAAGCTAAGTAAGGCCGAATGGGAGGCTATCAAGACTTCTCAAGCTATGCAACGTGTTGTGTTTCAATAAGGAGGTGTGTGATGCTACAAATAGGTTTTTATGCTTTGATTGGTTTGGGTCTGGCTCTATTTATATATATCCAGTTGAGTGCGTTGTATAACTCGCTTGTCAACAGCGACGGCAACGGCAACGGGCAGGGTGTTCAGGAAGGCATAGTATTTGATGCCGAGAACATGCCGTCTGTTCAAGATGAAGCGTTGCATGAACTGATGAATGAAGGGCTAGGTGAAGGATGAAAATTCAAAGTGACTTTCTGGCAAAGATGTTTCGTTGGAGTGATGAAGTAATTGATGCGGCTCAGTCACCTGCTGTGCGTCTTGCTTCCAGTTTGCTTCCTATTCTGGCTCCACTCATTCCTGCTTTCATCACGGCGATCAAACTCCATGCTATGTATGTGGAGTTGATTGCAGGACGTTTTCCTGATTGGGTTGCTACGTTTGGGGCTTTGGTTACGGCAATCGTGTTGGAGTTCTTGGGATGGGTTGGAACAATTGCGTTTGTGCGTAACTTGTTCAAGTGGGTAAAGACTAAGGAAGATGAATACCTTATCCCTACGGTGCTTTCCTTCCTTGCCTATGTAGGATATGTTGCAGATTTGTGGGCTGTGAACAGTTCCAAAGTTAGTACAGAGAACGTTATCCTACTCCTGTCCTTGTTCTCCATCCCTGCTGGCTTTATGTTCGCTGTGCTTTTGGTAACTGGTGAAGGCGATAAGCACGATGAAAAACTTCGTAATGAGAGCCGTGAAGATAGAATTAGGAAGTATGCTATTAAGCATGGGAAACCGGAAATGGTGATGAACCAACAAGTCGTTTCACAGGTCAAAGAAGTTCGGGAGAAACACGCTTCTGACTATCGAGATAAGGCAATTGTGTTCATCGAAGAACACTATGCAAAGAACCGTTCTCGTCCTAGTCCAAAGCACTTGACAGAACGCTTTAGCCTTGAGCATAGCAAGAATAAGGGCTATATGAGTTCTCTCATCAAGGAAGTGTGCGATGGGCATGGTTGGCAGTAGTTTTGAGGGGTTCTAGTGAAAAATGGTCGGTTTTACTCTACGTACAGAACGATACAAAACTTTCAGAACTGAGCAGAACTTGGTAGAACGAAACAAAACGTTTTATCGGTTCTGCTTGGTTTTGGTTAGAACGCTCAAATGGTTCTCTTGGTTCTGTTTTGTTCTGACTGCCGTTCTGGTAGGTTTTGTAGAACTGGGCTTGGCGGTTCTAGAACGTTCTGGAACGGGCATCGTTCTGCTTATCGTTCTGAAC